TATCACTAAGGAAGTTCAAGGCGCAGCGGTTTACAACAACGGCTTCGACTCTACGGCTATTATGGTTGATGGAGATGGTGACGAGTTGTTTTCCGCCACTCACTCTAACGGTCCTTCTGGTGGTACTTACTCAAACATTCTTACGATAGCCTCTGATTTAAGTGAAGCTTCATTAGAAGATATGCTTATTCAGATTGGTGAGATTGAGGATGCGCGAGGGCTTAAAATGGACTTACAAGCCATGCGATTAGGCGTCGCTCCCAGTAATACGTTTGAAGCACAGCGTATTTTGCGTTCTGTTCTTCAGAATGACACCGGCAACAACGCTACTAACGCTGTACGGGATATGAATTCAGTACGTGATGGATTCACTGTTAACCCGTTCTTCACTGATGCTGATGCTTGGTTCTTAACCACTGACGCACCTAACGGCCTGAAGTACTACACTCGCCGTGAAGTGGAATTTGGACAAGACAATGCCTTTACCTCAGAGAACGCCCGTTTCAAATCCAGTGAACGCTACAGCTTTGGATGGGATGATGCTCGTGGAGCTTTCGGTACGCCTGGTCTATAACCCTACCTAAAATTGCGTCCCTGATGGGTCAGTTGCGGTTTGAATCCGTGAGGCGCTTTGGAGTACATCATGTCTGATTTTTCTAAAAAACGTTTAACAATAATGCCCAATGGCTTTGCCACTTTTATGGTGGATATCAACGCCGAAGAGAAAACCGCAAATTACACCGTAGTGATTACAACTGATTCAGGAAAGGAGTTTATCTCTGTCTTGGACGGTATTGTATTCACTCTTCCTTCGATTGCTATTGGTAATACAGTGACGTTTACCAACATGGCGCTCGATGGAACGGCAGCATTGAACATTAGTCCTGCGACTCTTGACGGCATTACCTATGCCGGTAGTTCTACGGATAACAAGGACTTAATCAACACTAAAGCCACGGCGAAGAAAGGTGATTCTGTCACCCTGGCTAGCTTAGATGGCGTCGTTGCATGGCAGGTGGTATCTGTTCGAGGTGATTGGAAGAAGGAATCTTAAATGCCTTGCAAGCCTACTAATTTCCCTAATGGGTTAAATGCTGGCGCATGTCTTGAAGCAGCACCTGGTGCGATTATTACTCTACCATCGGGAATTGTTGAGACCAATATCGCTTATCAGGTAGTGCCAGCTGATGACATTATAAGCTGCCTTGGTACATTTACAGTAACGCTACCTCCTATTCTCACAGCTATTAAGCCTGTCACTATTACGAGTGTCACCGGTACCATCACATTGGCTGGTGATGCCACAATTCAAACACCCACTTCAGTAACTACAGGATCAAGCGTAACCGTCTACCCGGCTCGCGGACAATGGTTTCATCCATGACTTTCAAAGCTAATATTGATCCAGATGCAAGAGGATTCTTTTACGCTGATTCTGGCGATGATACTTGGGATGGACAAACCATAGAGTTGCCTAAAAAAACAATTCAGGCGGCTATTAATGCGGCTTCTGCCTTATCTCCGTCCCCAGGTGATACGGTTAGAGTAAAGGAAGCCCAAGGCGGTACTTATTCAGACGGTATAACGCTTGCCAACTCGGTAATATTCGAAGGTCTACAAACAGCAATCATTACTTCTGACGCTGTAGCTGTTACAGCCGCCAATGACATTACTTGTGACCTTCAAGCAGCGATTAACAATAGTGTCGGTGGTGTCGGCTTAAGTATTAATGGCAGTGTCAATTTTGCTGCAACTTTAGCGGCAATCCGTGCGCTTGGCGACAATGGTATAGCCGTTGAGATAAAAAATACTGTTGATAATATTTTTGTAAAAGGCACTCAAATTGTGCTTGATGGTGATGGTTCAATAGGTTTTAAAATAACATCAAGCCATGTCACAGCGCTTGATATCGATAGTGATGTTTTCATATTTGGTGATATTAACCAAACCTTTTTTGAATATGACGCTGTTAACACCACAGACCTTTGTGATTTAAACATTTCAACCGTAGAGTCTGATTCCGGTGGTGGTGCTGGTGGTTATGTGGGCTCAAAGGGAATAATTGTAAGAAACGGTGATCTTAAAGTACGCATTGGGTCATTATCCGCAGAGACTTTTGTGGAAGTGGAGTCAGGAGGTAGGCTATCACTACAAGGGAATGCCATTGAGGGGAATACCGTCATTAAGACTGGTGGGCAGTGTGTTTATGATTCCCTTTCAATAATTGAGGGTAATTTAAACACAGAAGGGACAGGAATCCTGCAAGCCAGAGTCTCCAATATTATTGGCGATGCAACGTTGGTTGATACTAGCACTATGTCAATTAAGGCCGATCAGTTTATTGGGGAATTGATTGTTGGTGCATCATCTACGTTGTTTGCAGTCATTGATACATATACCGGTACGCTGCCCCCTGATGACGGAAGAGTTAACGGAGTTATTAACGGAATACCCTTCGGAAATACCAGACAAAAACCGGAACAAGAACTTGTATTAACAGGAAGCAGTTTCAATACCCAGTCACCTGTTGGGACTAATAACCCATTGCAAGTGGAATTTGGAGCCGCTCAATTTGGTCCTTCCGACCCTGTGCAAATAGACATTTTGGGCAAAATCACTATTAATCAAACAGATCAATATATTGTTGATCTTATATTTCACGTAGGAAGAGCAGGTGCGGGTTCTTTTGCGGTAGTTCTTTTTCGATTATTAAATAACGGGGTTCAGATAGGAGATTCAATAGCCATCAGACTTGATAACGCCAATACACATTTCCCGGTTGAGATTTCAGAGCCTCTTGATTTAACGGCCACTGACACATTGACCGTGGAGATATGGCGCGATCCTTCTGGTTTTGATGCAGGCAGTCTTTTTCCTGAAACACCCACGCTTACAGGGTCAAATCCTGTGCCTTCGGCTGCTATCACTATATCAATATCCCGATTAACTCAGCCCGTTTAAAATAAAGGTCGAAACTCATGGCAGCAGACGCAACAGAAGAACAGAAACAGTTAATTCAAATTGCAGCCGCGCTTGGTATTGAGATCCTTGCTACGGGGGACGTTTTTACCAATGAAGAGGTCACGGATAGCTCAGTTACTACTCTCTATACCCGTAAAGGCACACAATATACATACACTATTGGAGGTACTATCCCGGGCGGAGGAGATGTGTTCGGTCCAGCTAGTTCTACGGATAATGCTATTGTTAGATTTGATGGAGTGACGGGTAAACTCATTCAGGACTCAAATGTTAGTATTGATGGTTTGGGAAATCTCTCATTATCCGGAACAGTAGACGGTATCAATATAGCTACTGACGTCGCCGCGAATACAGCAAAAGTTACGAATGCTACTCATACAGGCGAAGTTACAGGTTCAGCAGCGCTAACTATCACTGATAATATAATTGATGAAGCCAATTTAAAATTAGACACAGGACCGACTGACGATTTTGTACTAACTGCTGATGCGGCGGCTAGTGGCGGCATGAAATGGGCCGCTGGAGGAGGCGGAGGCGGGATATTCGGCTCAGAGTTTGAAGTATTTCAAAGTTTAGCGCAGTCAAATACGGGCTCTGCATCAGTGGATAAAATAGATGCTACGACAGCAAGTAAACCAGCAGGAACTTATCGGATAGGTTTCTATTGTGATATTACGAACAGTGATGGTACTGATATCTGGGAAGTGCAATTTTTAGTTAACGGGACTCCCATTCATCAACACTCGAACGGTGGTGACTTATATCAGAACAAGCCCGATGGAAATAACGATTGGTCATCAGAATCCTCCGTGCATTACATAACGCTCGGTAGCGCAGCTACTATTGACATGAATATTAAATTTGGAACCAATGACAATACAGCCAGGGCGGCGAATGCCACTATAGAAATATGGAGAGTGAGTTAGTTCATGTCTAATTTAGGGAAGAAAAAGAGCACGTTTATATCAGGCGATCATAACGTAATTTCTGATATTAGCGGGCAGAAGTTTAAGAGTTCGGAAATGGTGAAGAACTGGAAGAATCAATTGGTTAACCGAGTGACTGAATTTGAACCTAAACATCCTCAATTAACCATACGACCCAGACAGGAGAAAATAGCCGTACAAGAAACCAGAACACAGGGAGCTGACCCTCCTTTACAAGATCCTCCCTTTGACCCGGCGGGTATATGACAAGCGCAATTTTACAATCAACAGCAGGAGATTTAATCACAAGAGCATTAAGAAGCTCTCGTATTATTGCGACTGAACAACCTATTCAAGATAAAGACTTTCAGCAAGGCTTTGACGCTATCGAGTCGGTGTTGAAACATTGGCAGGCCCAAGGCATACATTTGTGGTCTAAAACCAGTGCTATTATTCCTTTGGTTAAAGATCAGAGAAAATACTTATTAGGCCCAGGTGGCGATGAGATTGCCGAACTAGACACATTTGTTAACACAACGCTAACTTCTGCTCTTATCGCTACAACCACTACATTGCCTGTAGTTTCAACAACTGGAATGGCGGGTGCGCCTAATATACTTTCTCAAGACGTTACGTTAAGCACTCAAGACTGGACCGCTATTAACTCAGCTACATTATCGGTGAGTTCTGGCATTCTTATTACTAATGGTGCAGCGGTAGCGGGTGGGGCCGAATTTACTCTCGATACAACGATAGGAAGAACCTATAGGGTAAGGTTTGGCTATACCAAAGGAACCTCTGTAAGTGCGGTGTTTACCGTCTTAAACGGGGGTGTATCAGCGGACACTACAACATTGACCGCAACTGGAACCGGTGAACTTACGATTACGGCACTAACCAGCACGATTACTTTTCGCGCCGAGAATACCAGCGCAGTATCAGGTGAAACGTCTACAGTTTCTTCATTGAATTTTATTGATGAGTCCGAAGGTGACAGGATAGGGATTGAATTGGATGACGGTACAAGACAATGGACTGACATATTAGATGTATTAAGTTCGACTTCTGTAGAGCTGAAAACGGGGCTCACGGGCGCCGCGGCTACCAGTAACACCGTTTTCTCTTATGAAATCCAGATAGGCAGACCATTAAGATTATTGAATGCACAATTCGGAGAAACTATTACTGCCTCAGAAATACCTGTTAACCGATGGTCTGAGGATGAATATTTTGATCAATCTGACAAAGATTCCAGTGGGACTGTCGTAAATTGGTATTACACACCTTCATTAAATTTAGGTGAATTATTTGTATGGCAAGTCGCCGCGAATGTCAATCAAGTATTAAGATTCAGATACAACCGGCCTATAAACATCCCAACAGCTCAAAGTGACTTGTTAGACATACCTTCTGAGTGGAACATGCCCTTACAGTGGGCTATTGCGGCTGAAGTGGGTCCAGGTTATGGACTAAAGGCAGAGAGACAACTGACATTAGAATTGAAAGCGGGCACCACTTTAGACGAAGCTTTAGGACACGATGTAGAGAGAGACTCCATGTTAATACAACCGGACTTTACTTAATGGCTGATCTGCCGTTCGCACAAGGGTTTTACGTCTCGGAATCATTACCGATTTCCAATCAAGAGTGCGTGAACTTTGAGCCTAGACCTGTTGAAACCAATACAGTCACACGAACCGTCTTATTTGGATCGCAAGGTTTATTAGAAAGAGCCTCCGCTAATGCTGATGAGTTCAACCGTGGGTCTGATACCTTAGAATCTATCCTATTTAAGATAAACGGGAATAAGTTATACCGAGTCGATGAGACTTTTGATGCATTTGGCGTGCCAAGTTATAACGCTGTGAATGTGAGTGGAAGTGAATCTATTTTAGGGACTGAGCGAGTTGATAGTGCGAGTAACGGAACTCAACTGTGTATTATCGCTCCTGAATTGGATGATAAGTTTAACGCTTGGTTATTCACTGAAGCCGGGGGATTGGTAAGAATCTCTGATGTTGATTTTGATGGGCCTGTTAACAGTGTTGTTTACATTGCAGGCTTCTTTCTATTCGTTAAGAAAGACGGTAATAAGTTCTTCATATCAAGTTTGCGAGAGGGAGCCGATTACAACGCTTTAGACTTTGCTGATGCTGAAGTTGATCCAGATCCTTCAAGAGCAGCCTTTGTCCTCAATAATCAGTTGTATATTTTAGGCTCGTTGACTATTGAGCCGTTTCAAAACATCGGAGGTGCTGGATTCCCCTTTCAACGTATCGAGGGAGGGGCGTTACAAAAGGGCATATTCGCTCCCAGGTCGATTATAGCTCACGGTGAGGCGATGGTATGGGTTGGAGGTGGAGTTAACGAGGGCGCGAGTATATGGCGTTCTAGCGGGGGTAATCCACAGAAGATATCAACTGATGCTATTGATACTGAAATTCAATCGTATCCTGATAGTGATGTGAGTTCAGCGTTTGCTTTAACGTACGCAAGAGATGGGAGTTTCTTTGCGGCGTTTACTTTCCCTAATCAACAGACATTTGTTTATAACTTAACGTCTAATCTCTGGAGTCAAAGAGAATCGGTTAACTTAGACTTACCCATCCCCTGGCGTGTGAGTACGATTACTAAAGCTTATGGTAAGTTGTTTGTAGGGGATTCTATAAGTAACAAGATAGGCACGATTGAGAAGGATGTCTTTACTGAATACGGTGAAATACTGAGGGGACGGTTTACGACTCCTCCTTTTGACAATGGAGGTAACTCGTTCTCTGTTGACTCGATTGAACTGTTTATGGAAACAGGGAAGGCTCCTGTTACCGGGTTAGACTCAGATCCTGAGATATCAATGGAGTTTTCTATCGACGGAGGTAATACGTTTTCCAATCCTATTACAAGAAGTTTAGGACTGACAGGTCAATACAGAAAAAGGATTATATGGGATCAATTAGGCCGTGTAGAAAGAGAGATTATGTTCCGATTCTTCGTGAGTAGCGCGATTAAACGAGTTGTTATTAAGATGGAGGGGAATTTCGATGGCTAATATCCCCTTTCTTGATTTAACACAGCCCATTCAAGACGAGAACGGTAATTTAACCACTCGATTCAGAACATGGGTCAATGATATGAACCGATTAATTCCCATTGAAGGGGATGGAAGCCCTGAAGGAGTTATTGAGGCTTTAATAGGCAAGGAATACAGAGATATTTCCGGTGCTACTGGATTGATATTCTACGGTAAGGACTTAGCTGATATTGCAGGCGATAAAAGCAAAGGATGGATTCTATTATGAGGTGTGAAAGGACTTATGACGAAGAGTTGGTACGATCTTTGATTACCCGAAAGGATATATGGGAGACGATTGCCGAAGACGGTCAGAAAATAGAAGACTTTACCCCTAATTGTGAAAGTGATTGCTGGTTATTGATGACAGAAGGATCAAAGGTTATAGGATTGTACAATCTACATCCTCATAATTCTTGCACGTTGGAAATACATGCACATGTAATGCCAGAATGTCGTAAAATGCACTCAGACGAGACAGGAAGATTGGCTTTACAGTGGATATTAGATAACGCACCGAGTATGTATCAGAAGATCATTGCTCAAGTGCCTGAAATTTACCCAAATGTAAGGAAGTTTTGCGAAAAGAACGGCTTTATACTGGAAGGCACCAACCGACAGTCTTACAGAAAGAACGGTGTCATAATGGATCAGTGGTTACTAGGAATTACCCGACAAGAAATACTCAGTTACAAAGAGGTTGCTTGATGCCGAAACGCATAGACAGAACAGGTGAAAGATTTGGAAAGCTATTAGTATTGGGGCTTGCTGGATTCAGTGGCAACGATAGGCTTTGCCGTGTGCTTTGTGATTGCGGTGTTGAAAAGGAAATGAGACAGACCTCTCTAACAACTAAAGCTAAGGCGGTTAGATCGTGTGGGTGCTTATCCAAAGGGAATCATTTTAGGTCTCATAATCTAACTCACCATGAGTTCTATCCGATTTGGCGAGCAATGGTGTCTAGGTGTTATAAAGAAACGAACAATTCTTATAAAGTTTATGGCGCAAGAGGCATTAGGGTTAGTGATGAATGGAAAGAAAGCCCTGTCCAGTTTATTGCGTGGCTTCAGGATAACGGCTACACAAAAGGATTGCAGCTTGACCGCATAGATAATGACGGTGATTACTCGGCTGATAATTGCAGAGTGACAACGGCAGCAGAAAATAGCCGAAACAAAAGCAACAATGTTAAGCTGAACTTTAAAGGGGAGTCGATTCTTCTCATAGATTTAGCCAAAAATCATGGCATTAAGTACGATACAATGTACTCAAGAATATTCAGAATGGGTCTGTCTCCAGAAAAGGCAGTTATTTTTAATCGACAAGGCCATGCGGTCTAAGGGGGTCCGAAATGTCAAAAATTAAGGATACTTTTTTTCGGAGGCTCTGAAAAGCGAGCTTCACGCAAGCAGAAAGAATCGATCCGTCGTGGAATCTCCGAAGTGAGAGGAAAGGCCGAAGAAGCACGCGGTGTCGTTACTGAAGGCTTTGGTAGGGCCGGAGAAACCCTGCGGGCTGGTCAGCAAGCCGCTTTAGACGTGTTTGGTCTGTCTATTCCTGAACAATTAGGCGCTTTTCAGGGTGGTAATGTGGGCGCTCAAGAGGCTTTATTGGCCGGTGTTCAGCCGTTTCAGAGTGCTATTTTAGGGACTCCAGGCGCTAATTTGTCAGGATTTCAACCCGTAAGACTACCCATTGATACGAGTTTTGCTCAACAAACTCTACCGGGGTTACAACCAGACGCTATCGGTGCTCCCCAGCAGCCTTTTTTACCTCCTAATTTCCAAATTCCTGATTTTGTTAATCCCAAAATAAGGGGTGCTTTCTAATGGCTCAGTTTAGACCTCAGTTTAACCAAATACCTCAACTGGGAGCAATCCCACAAATAGGGGCTCAACAACCATTGCCTGCCGGCCCTATTACTCAGACGTTACCTGCGGCTAATGATCCTCTGACGGCTCAACCTGGTATAAGCCTAGCCCTTCCTGCCGGGCAAGTTCCAGCGGGGCCGGTACAACCTCTCACAGGCCAAGTACAGGCTCAGCCTGTTGGTGCTGCGGTTCCTCTTGACCCTACACAAGCCCCTGTACAACAACCCGGATTTGGATTAACAGCCTCAGAACAAGCAATAGGCCAAGGTCTAGGTGCAAGTGTGGCCGCTCTTGAAGAAGGAGCCACCATAGCAAGAGGTGATATCAGTACAGGCTTTCAAGGTGCTTTAGATCAAATTGGTGCAACTCGAGGTGATGTAGCTGCTCAGATTGCACAAGGTCAGCGATTCTTTGATCAAGCCGGGAATGATATTACCGACCAAATCAATCAAGGCGTGAGTGGGTTAGATCCTTTCTTATCAACGGGACAACAAGCCCAACAACGACAAGCGGCATTATCTGGCGCATTAGGTCCAGAAGCTCAAGCACAGGCCTTTGCTGAATTCCAAGCTTCTCCCGAACAAGCCTTTTTACAGGAAGAAGGGCAGCGTAACTTACTCAGGAACCAAGCTGCAATCGGTGGTTTAGGTGGTGGCAATGTCAGGCGTGAACTGTTACGACAAGGTATAGGCTTTGCTGCACAAGATTTAGGCAATCGATTCAACCGTTTAGGCACAGTTGCTGAGAGAGGATTTGGCGCGGCTCAGAATATTGGTCAATTACGTGCAGCACAGGCCGGGTTAACGGGTCAGATAGGTGCAGGCCAAGCAGGATTATCCACTCAAGAAGCCGCTTTAGCCAGTTCACTAGGATTGAATGCCTCGCAATTTGAAGCTGCTAAGGGGGTTAATTTAGCTAGTGTTGCCGGGTCTACTGCAACTAATTTAGCTACCACATTTACAGGTGCAGGTAGAGATCTTGCTACAGGTCGCACAAGAGCTGGCGAGCTAATAGCCGAAAATCTAGCCGGAACTACCAGTGCTTTGGGTGAACTGATTGCTGAGCAAGGTAAAGGCATATCAGATACCATTGGAACAGGCGCTGCAAATGTGGCGAATCTCCAAAGTATCACAGGTCAGTTAACCGCTAATCAACTACAAACAGTCGCCACAATACTCGCTAATGTAAGTCTGGATGAAGGCGCTAAACTAGCATTTTTAGAACAGGCCGTAGGCAAGGCGCAGGCTGAAGGTATTATTAATGCATCCGCAGGGTTAAGAGCAGGAATTCAGCAAGTGGCAGCTGCTGCCGTCGGGGCTGCTGGCGGTGGCGGGTTAACAGGTGCAATAGAAGGAGGCTTCGGAGTTTAATATGGTTGACTTTATTTCAGCATTCAGAGGTCCAGGCTCACCGGGAACGCCGGGAGCAGGAACGACAGCTAGTCGTGTATTAGGCGCACAACAAGCCCGGCAAACTCAACAAGCTTTAGGTGGTCTGCAAGGATTACCCCCTGGTCAAGTGGGCGGTAGTGAGCAACTGGCACAATTGGCACTTGTTAACCCGGCTATGGCTGCACAGGCCAGCCGGATATTCGGCGATATAAGTCAAAAGCGGCAAGAAGCCTTTTTCCTAGACGCAGCTAAAGTTGATAGAGCTTTGTCTACAGGCAATATCAATAAAGCAAAGACTATTATTCAGAATAGATTGCGAGATATTGGTACGTTAGGCGGTGATCCTTCCGACACGCAGGAGATTGCGACTCTGTTACAGGCTGGAAACCCTGAAAGTATTGCGAAAGCAAAATCTCTAGTAAGAGATACGGTGATCGCTGGTCAATTTGCAAAATTTCTACCTGAAACTCCAGGACTCGAAAGAATAAAAAGCTCTGAAATTACTGATGGAAACATAGTTGAACGGCGTCCCGATGGGTCATTTAAGACAACTAAAGTTTTGGACACCGCAAATGTCAGAGATTCAGGACAAGCTTCAGCCGTTACAAAGATTTATGATAATGGCGCTGTTGTTCAAGCCCTTCCTGATGGACAGATTCGTGTTACAGACCCCTCCGGCAATGAGGTTAAAGGCGACGAAAGAATATCTGTATTGCAGCAAGCAAGACAAGAGGAGGTGGGGTTTGCACAATTAAAATCTGGCGCTACTGCGGCAGGAAAGAAAGCCATTGAGCTATCCTCAAATGCTTTTGAACAAATCGAGAAGATTAAGCCTGCTATTGCATTGTTTGACGAAGGCATTCGATTGCTTGATGAAGGGGCTGCTACAGGAACGGTAATTTCCAAACTGCCCAGTATTAGAGCGACATCCAAACAATTAGATAACCTTCAATCAAGAATGGGTTTAAATGTTATACAGAACACTACGTTCGGCTCTTTGTCTGATGCCGAATTGGCGTTTGCTTTAAGTTCTGCACTGCCCAAAAATCTTGCGCCAAAGGATTTAAGACGCTGGCTGGTTGAAAAACGAGACGCACAGGTGAAACTAATAAGCTATTTACAAGATGTAGCCATATTTTTAGGCACCCCTGGCAATACAGCGGCAGGGTGGATTGAAGCCCAAAAAGCATTGCAAAGTGTTGACGCGCCTGTTAAGCAGGAAGCGGTTGAACCGGCAGCTATCGAGCCAGAAACGACACAAACTGTTGGCAGATTTCAAATACAGGTTATCGAGTAATGCCATTATTTAAAGTCACTGATCCCAATACCGGGAAAACAGTACAACTTACAGGAGATTCTCCGCCCAATGAGCAGGAATTAGAGGAGATATTTTTATCCTTAGTTCCACAACAGGAGGTGCAAGATGTTATTCCAAGTACTGATGTTATTGATAGTGATCTGGTGGCTGCTGATACCGGAGCCGGATTAGAAATACCGAGAGACGCCCCTGTAACGGGCGCTGATGACCAACAAGACGCTCAAGCGTTAATAGTTCAATTTGAAGCTGCAAAGGCGTCAGGGGATTTTCAGACTGCGGATAGGCTAAGGCAGCAGATATCTGCCCTTCAAAGTGGTGGCTTCGTTGAGACTGCGGCGACCGTTGCTAGTGGAGTCATAGCGGAACCAGCGGCAGGAATCGCGGGAATCTTCCAAACCCTCAACCCTTTTGCCGAGCCGGGTGCTGGTGCGGAAGCCGTAGAAGCCACAAGAAAGGCATTGACATTTGAGCCAAAGACAGAATCAGGACAAATGCAGTTGCGGGCTTTTGGTGAGTTTTTAGAACCTGTTGGCGAGGTTTTCACAGAAGCAGAGAGAATATTAGGTGATGCGGCATTTAAAGCAACAAATAGTCCAGCAGTTGCTTCTATCGCTGCGACAATACCTGCTGCCGTAGTTGAATTATTGGGCTTTGGTGCGGGAAAGCAGTTAGTAAAACAATCACAGAAAGCCAGAAGAGCAGCTAAAGAAGGGGAGATTACGCGCGAGCTATCCGAGTCTGTCCCTACTATTGACCAATTGAAAGGAGCCTCAAAAGAAATTTATAAAGAGATAGATGATTTAAACGTTGTTGTTAATCCAGAATCATTTAATCGCTTAGTCGATGACATTATAGAGACAACAGAAAATGTCGGAATTGATCCCGATATTACGCCCGCTGCGGCCAAGGCAGTAAAGAGATTTGATGAACTGCGCGACCAGACCTTACCATTGTCAGAAATAGATAAGCTGAGAGAAGTCGCACAAAACGCAGCAGGGTCTCTTAATAAAAGAGAGTCGGCTATGGGTATACGCATTATCGACTCGGTTGATCAGTTTTTAGACAATGCGGATGTCTCTGATTTTAGTCGAATAGATGGCCCCGTTGAGGAAATCAGCAAACGTTATAGAGTGGCACGTGATTTATGGGGTAGGGCAAGACGATCAGAATTAATTGAAGAGGCTTTTGAAAAAGCTAGAAATCAAGCATCTGGATTTGAGAATGGAATCAGGACTCAATTTAGACAAATACTAAACAACAAAAAACAGAAACGCTTTTTCAACAAAGAAGAAAGGGCGGCGATGGTTAGAGTGGTTCGCGGAGGACCGAAAGAGAATTTCGCCAAGTTAGTAGGAAGGTTGGGGTTTTCTGAACAAGGCGCTACAAACATACTAGGTGGAGCTATTGGTGCGACTGCTGGAGCCGCTGTACTTGGTACGCCTGGAGCAGTATTAGTTCCTGCTATTGGTACTATATCAAGACGATTAGCTCAAAGAATGACGGCTAGAAACGCTGAATTTGCCGACGAAATCATACGGGCAGGTAAGGACGCAAGAAAGATTACCAAGGCGTATATTAAAAACACGCCCAAGGGATTAAGAGATCCTGCTGAGTTATCAGAATTATTAATGAGGCCCACTCTCGATATAACGGATATTCCAGATATAACGTTAGCTAAAAAGGCTGCGGAAATAGTTAGACAAAAGAGAGGCGCGCTAGTTGGTATTCTGGCCCCTAACGCATTACAGGAAGAGAACTAATGGCTGTTCGATATTCAGATCCATTTACCCGTTATTTAAACGATAACTTCGTAGGCATTCCAGGTGCTGAGTTGTTTTTTTATGAGCCGGGACAAACTACAGTCTTAAAGGATACGTTTAAAGACGAACTTGGAGTTACAGCAAATACTAACCCGGTTGTCTCTGATGGTTTCGGCACCATTCCTGATATCTTTTTAGAAGGAACTTATGGAGTTGAATTAAGATTATCGCCTGAAAACTCAGGTGAGAAAGGTGTATTAATTAATGCGGCTGATCCTGTTACCGGAGAGTCTTCGGCGGGCCAATTCACGGATTGGGACGAAACTGTTACCTACACTATTGGAAAGATACGCCGTGGTGATGACGGTTGTTATTATAATTCTCTCGTCAATAACAATGTAGGCTTCAATCCTACCAATGAAGGCAATCCATCCAAGTGGGAAAAAATACTCTTCGTTAGAGTGTATAATGCCTTTATTACCTATGTACTTAATGACGCGGTGAGAGCCTCAGATGGAGAAGACTACCAATTAACATCAGCTACCAGTTTAGGAAATGACCCAACGACAGACAGCCAAAAGAACTGGACGAAACAAACACTAACGCCCGTAATTACCTCTGCGGCTAAACTGTTCGCTTATAGGAATTTATAACATGACTGCTACATCGACCAACAAAGACCCTATTTTTCTGACTGACACAAAGAATCCTTCGGTTACTATTACCAACGCTATCGGGACGGCTGTGCAGCAAATCTTTACTGCTAATGCGGATGGTGGCGCTATTACTTCATTGTCTGCAACGACTGACGATACATCAGCAGTTACAGTTGTAATAGGAATAAACGACGCGACAAACAGTTTTACATTGGGTGAGGTTATTGTCCCTGCAGGAGCTGGAACGGATGGAATAACTGCAGCTAAAAATCTCCTTGATTCTACCAAATTGCCTATTCTGGATGCGGACGGCTCCTTAATTCTTGAGGGTACGTTCATTCTTGAAGTTAATGTTAAATCAGGGGTGACGGCAGCGAAAACCATTGATATAACAGGGGTTGGAGGGAATTATTAATGGCCTCTTTTAACAAATTCCCGACTAAAGTCGATGATGATTCGGCTTCGGTTACTGAAACTCCTACATTGCGAGGCGAAGCGTTACCTACGTTTTTTGGTGGGAACCTACCCAACTCGGCCCCTGGTTATGCATCCTCTGTAGGTAGTACGATACTTTTGCCTATCACCGATACGGCAACGGTATCAGCTGTTGATGTGACTGGAAGTACTTTGTGGAGTTTCACAATTGCGTCATTTTCTGCGGCAATCACTGGACAAATAACGAGTTGGGTCGGTTTCCACATGAACGTTGCGGGCACGGCTTTAGAGAGCAAGGCGCTCGACAACGCGACAACAAATGACACATTCTACACTTTCTCCATTAATGTCAGCGGAACCATAACTGAAACAGGCAACAGTCAACCCACAACTGATTTTGTCATTGAGCCGCAATGGAGCGACTTCGGCACTATGCAACCGGACGGTTCGGGAGGATTTAAAATCTTTTCTGGTGGGTCGACGGTAGCCAATTCTCAATTCGCCGTTATAAATAGTGCTGGAGCGTTCACCACACAACCCACGTTAGTATTCACTAATGCTAATGCAGCAGCGGGTGTTGGAATGTACGAAACAACCGGTGGTAAGATTTTAGGGCCATTAGGCAGTAGTCCAACTACCGACAATACTACAATAAACGTATCCAACAAAACCGACACCGCGGTTGTTGTTCTACCTTATAACGCCGTGAAGGCAATAGACGGCCAGGGTAACGGGTTCTTTTTCCTCAGATGGCAAGATTTTATCATTACGTGGGATACCTCGGCGGCGGAACAACAGGAAGGGCGATTTAAATACACCGAGGGTCAAGTGGATACTTTTGCTGATGACTTATTGGCTTATGGAGGAACACCAGCATGATAGTACAATTTACTTCGGGCCCGGTTCCTGACTATGCGCCTTTTGGTGGGATTGGAGAATTTGAGCGTACTGTGATTATAGCGGGAAAGTGTATAGGCGAATGGTCTGGTTCTTTACCGTTCCCTGGACTTACTCAATACACAGGCAAATTCCCTCCGTCAGAAACGAAAAGCAGCTATACCGGTCCAGGGTTCTATCAGTCTTTATCTACGGCTGAGCGTGAATTACTGATTAACAAATCCAAGTCTTCAGATGCCGCCGGGGCTATTTTTGAATCGATCAAATTAAACGGTCTTGATTTTAATCAATCTTCTGATTTGGATATAGGAGACAGAATGGTTCTCGCAGGGATATTAACCCAAACAAGTTTAGATGAGTTGGTCGGGTAATGAACTGTGCAACGATTGAAGAGACATTGCATTCTGTTGCTAAAGGTGAGTTGTACGCACCACCTGAATTCATCGCAACCCCTTTAGAGGTATTGGATACTATTTGTAACGGATGTGGGGCCGCGGGCAGTAAGTTTGATTTCGTGCCTGATACGATGTACGGGGTTTGCATGTGTTCAGTCTGCAACCTGCATGATTTTATGTACTTCAAAGGTAAAACTATTGAAGATAAGGAAGAAGCTGATCGAGTCATGTTGAATAACTTTATGCGTATTATCAACAAAGTAAAAGGCTGGAGGAAGTTATTTAGAATAGCCATGAGACGCCGAGCCATTAAATATTACGAAGCTGTGCATTATTGTGGTGGACCCGCCTTTTGGGAGGGTAAGAATGATTGTTAATCAATTCAGAGACTATAAACAGGACTGTACAGAATCTGAATTGTTTATTGATGGCGGCGAAAGATATTGTTATGTACTGGAAGATGTCGGCAGACCTCACGGGGTAAAGGTTCCACGTGAAACATGTATTCCTGAAGGTCACTACAAGGCCGTAATCACCCGTAGTAATCGATTTAAGAAAGATATGATCTTACTCTACAACCAAGATGATATGTCAGTAGAGCGCTTTGGAATACGTTTCACCGGCATTAGAGTGCATGGTGGAAATAACACCGAACACACAGCAGGATGTCCTTTAGTGGGATTTAAACGATCAGAAGGGAAAGTGTACAATAGTGCCAGTGACGAGTTAAGAAAACGAGTTCAGACAGCGATAGATGCTGGTGAAACCATCGATTGGATTATTACAGAGGCAATATAATGGGCGCAATGACTAGAGCCATCGCAAAGCGCAAGCCAAAGAAGAGTAAAGCTAAGAAGTCGGGCCATAAATCGAGTCATAAACCGAAGAAAACACGGAAGACTTAGGATGAGTGAATTTTATCTCTGGTTGTTATCTGCGGCTATATGTATTTTCGCTTGTTGGCGGAAGAATCCAGCGGCTATGTGGTTCGGTGCTCTAATCTTTTTACATGATTTTTTATTAGGTCACTTAGCTGAATCTGATCCTATGGCGTGGTTGGTAACAGGAGGGATATCTTCAACATTATCAATGGCAGGTTGTTATTATCTTCGGAAAGGAATAAATGACACGATAGCTTTTTGGCTGGCTGGTCTTTCAGCAATCTGTCTTTTCGTTAATATAATTTGTATTGTTGTTTGGTTGCAAGGGTACTTCATGGAAGGATTTAACTATGTATTCGCGGGGATTCTTTTAACCAGCATCGCCGTCATCTTGAAAGGAGACAGAGGTGGACTGGGAAGAAGTGGAAGGGACCGTGTGGGGGATCATGTTTACCGTCTCACTGATAAAGTTGCTAATCGTGTGGTGGGGCTGGAAAATAGAGAGACGCCTGAATGATCGAAGAACTGAAGCAGAAAATTTTGTCCGACCCGAATGTTCCCGATGTAGCTCAAGGGGCGTTGGGTGCGAGTTTGGGCACAGCCGGTGTAGCCGATTTGACGGGAGTGATTGATTTATTCGGATCAACCTTTTCGATTCTCTTAGCTTTCGCTGGTTTAATTGTCACCATACTCTCAGGTATAAACTTGTGGCACAAAATCAAACAAAGCAAAATCAAGACTGAACGGGATCACCTGGAACTTGAACAACTTCGCAAACAGTTGAGAGATACGGTTCAAAAAGGCTAAACGCAAACCTCATACCTCCACATGCCAATACAGTGCAAATAATCATTAGCGTAACCTGATGTCCAAAGGTTAAATTTTCCTTTTCACTGTTCATTTCAACACCTCATTAGTTAATAGTGTGGTTTCGTATAATTAAGCCAATGTGTTAATCGCCAACCTTTATCTCTTAAACGGCCAATTTATGATACGGGGGAGCTGTTTAAAAGACATCATACGCTTGAAGCATGTAGACCACTGCACACCCTGAGGAAACGCTACTTAGTAGCACGGCGAATCCCCCTATTTAAACGTATAAGATTGAATCCTTCCCCCGGTGTTAGTATCCCTCTTTGATGCGATTTTAACAGCCTTGATAGCAGTGGCTCCGGCATCCATTGCACCCATAGCTAATTCCCACCCGCTTCCTCCAGTCCACGGTTCTTCTATCTTTAGAAATAATTTTGACGTATTTGGCCATAAAGCAAATGCATCGCCGTTCTCAGTAATGCCTATCAAATTTCCTTCAATTTCTGGAGGGGATTCCTTTTCTCCACTTCGCACCCATGCAATAACTTCGTGCATAGCAGGAACACTACCGGATATCGCGACAGCCGAAAACCTGCCGACAGACAAGTATAATTTTTTAACCCTATAGGAAATTACTGTGCCATTTGCTGATGCCATGCTATCAACTGCCAGTGTCTTACCGTCCCAAGCTATTGTTGTCATATCATTCCTCTCCTATCACTGTTATCTTACAATCATCATTCAGTGTTATTACACCTTCAATATTACTTTTAACTGTGCAAGTGAGCATCACGGTTCTGGTTGATTCTATTGGTGTAGATATTTGCTCTTCCCACATTAAAAAGTAAATAGCAACAAACACGCTCGCCATTATTGCCAAAGTTATAGCCATTACCATCAAAACGCGAGCCACATCCCTTAGGAATTTCATCTCATCTCTCCTTATTTGGCCGCATACTTTTTAGCTATAACCACCCTGTCTGGGCATTCACACCGGGGAATTCCATGACGTTTTAATATACTACTCATTGTCTCGCGACATATTTCAAACTTCTCCGCTACAGACCCAATCTGCGCCATTTTCCTGGCTTTTGAGTATCTTTCTTTAAGCTCCCAAAGCTCTGCAACGATTATGTCAACGTCTGCATTATTTGATAGATAGAGTTCAATGGCTAACTTCTCTTCATGCTCTGTAAGATTACTTTTCATCACTATTCTCCAGTTCTTTGATCTCAAAATAGATGTATTCTTCCCCTTTTTTTACATGATCAACGTCCACTACCGCGCGCTTAATTCGATTGTCATTAAATCCATACTTCTTTTGCAGGATATCGACAAAGGGTTTTATCGGATTATCCCAGTCTGCCAGCTTATTGCTCTGTCCAAAGCGTAGATATATCTCTAAATACCCATCAGGTATCACCATTGGTCGCAGGAGCAACAAAGCCATGTTTTCATAGGTCTTATATGCCTTCGTCTTAAAACGTCGTCCCTGCCACGCCTGATTGATGGTGAGGGGCTTAATATCGACTCTAGGCAACGGTAATCAACCCCTTTTCAATCATGCGCTGTAATGTCCTGTAGTGGCCTCTACGCATGCATTCCTCAAGATCAATCCCTGGTATAAAGATATCCCCACCAGCGTTGAATCGTCCATCAATCATGTCATGGCAAGAGGAACACCCGTAAGCGGCCCACCAATCCGGTGATTTCTGCCCCATTCCAGAGTCAGAAGGAAGATGGCATAGAACGACTGTTTCAGGGTTCCCGTTGCAATAAGGATGAATCTGTAAGGTGCATTCCTCTCCCTTGGCACTCTTTCGTAGTTTGCTCATGCCAAATGTTTCCATGCAAGTCGTCGCCGTATACTTCCGACAGTGGACGGGGCTATATCATAATCCTGCGCTATCTCCCGCTCTTTTCGTTTGTCTTTTCTGATAAGCAAGACTTGCCACTCTTTTAATACGGAATTTGACCTATTTTCACCTACACAGACTACATGCCTGCCTCTCTTTACCATGTCGTTGGAGTTGTCTTGTTGTGTTCCCGCGTACAGATGGTCAGGATTTATGCATATCGGATTATCGCAGTGGTGACAAACAAGCATCCCTTCTGGAATTTCTCCAATATGAAACGTATAACTCAATCGATGCGCCCTAATCCTTTTCCCTTTGAAATGAGCGATACCGTAGTCTTCTTTAGTCATTTTTGTTCCGGTCCATTCCCAGCATCCAGAGTCAACCACCACGTAACGTGAAAGAACTTCTTCTACTGACTGACACACTATTATTTTGGGGTTCTTCACCGCCCTACATAGCTTGCAGTAAGGAAACAGCTTGTCTGGGCGCAAATTGTCTTTGTTAAACTCTGAATGGAGTCTTATTACAGAGCATTTTATGCATCTCTTATGCCCTGCTGGAATTTTCATTATTGACGTTGTCATATTGACCTCTTTATGCTGTATGTCCGGTCTACAGTCTTATTACAGCCCTTAGCTTTGCATTTATGGACTCTAGGCATCGTTATACTCAGGTGGAGCAGGTAAATGCATCCAATGGGTAGGCTCTACCACCCACCCCTCTTTGTCCTTCCACATTTCCACTACGAAAGGATAGTTAACGCCATTTTTCCCCGACATACAGCCATAGCCAATTCTCCAGGGTTCGGCATCGTTGCACCACAGCAATACATTGTGCGTTCTTTCATGGGTGCTTTTAGGCGGTAATTCATCTTCTACGCTGATCCATTTCATTATCTTTCCTTACTGGTTATAGAGGGTTAGTCAGTGGTATTGTTTCTCATAATTACCGGGGTGCCATTAAACGCACCTACAGATTGAGAGTTTTCAAATAAATCCCTGGCTAAGAGATCCATAATTTTCTGGGTTTCAGGTGGTTGCAAATCTTGAACCAAATGCATAAAGCTCATGAATGCATTCTCAAGGTTATGGATACGCTTTTCTAGATTTGTTATAATTTGATCTGACATTTCGACCTCCATACAAGGTTATTAATGTAAGTGGTGGGTAGTAGTTATCGCTACTATCTGCCCGATATTATACCTTATTGAGCTAGATATTTCCTCTTCTCCTGTCAGCGCTGCGGGTTCGCCAGATGTCTACACGGATGTTAATTGTTTCTCTTTGAGTGCCGAGTATTTCCATATCTAATACAGAGTTTTTGTACTCTTCCAGGGCTTCAAGGTGTTCCGGTGAGGCTTCAGCAATGGCTTGTTTCTCGGCTACGCTACCTGTTCCGACCTTTAACAATGCTTGAGCTTTAACCACTTTCAGCTTCTTATCGAGATACTTAACATTAGCTTTAGATTCAGCATAAGGAATATCCGAGTCGACTAGAAACTGTACGCATTCATCCATTGTTTTCATCTATTTATCCCTTAGCACCAGTCCTATTGAGTGATGAAAGCTAGACAACAAGTCTCTGTCCCTGAAAGTAAAACCAGCCGTTTCCTCGCCATTAATCATAAAGGTTAAATATGTCCATTCATCGCGGTCGCCTTTTCTGATACTGAATGCATCCAATCCGTCAGAAACTTCTATGTTGAAATTTCTATCCCTGTAACTATCGCCCATCATTTCTCTCCTATGTAAAAAGGCCACCCGAAGATGGCAAAGACCTGTTAGTTAATAACTCTGTATCCGCAGTTATATTTAGCAACATCCCCGAAATAGTAATCAGGACCGTCAACAGGGTCGCTCCCGTCACAATAAAAATATCCTGCTGAATAAGTGGCCTTTATTGGGTCAGAATGTAGAGGATTGCTTTCATTTGGGTACAAAACTATTTGAGCGCCCTCTTCGATATCTTCAAATACTGTATACATCTCTTCTCTCCTATTAGGTGTTATTACGTAGCGTCGATAATTTCAGGTACTGTTATACGAATCCTGGTGAGCCCGTCACTCCTTACAATTCTTGTGCCTATTCCAATAGACATTCCTTTGTCGTTTTCAATTTCCACAAATGCAGGATTTTGCGGCTCGGAATCGTCAAGAATAATGTTAATAGCCCAATCCTTGGATTCTGGTTTGTTAATACTCATGCGAAACTCCTTATTGGTTAAACATGATTTATCTGAAGTTAATCCGGTTATATATATTGATCACAGTCTCAACATCGTATTTATTGTATTCCGCCACTCTTTCTACATTCCCATCCTTAACGAAATCCCACACCTTAGAACCGTCAATATCATCTGGCTTTCCTTTCATACCTAGAGCTTTGGCTAGATTGTCTTGGCTGATACGTTGACCAAATCCAGCCCAGGCTTGCATATTGTCATAGTAATCAGACTTGTGACGACCACCAAAAGGAAGTTTAAAAGGAGGTTTAGCGCCAAGGATAACGGCTCTATGCCACATAAATTTAAGATCCCATGCGACGTTATGACCAACAAAGTAAGGCTGTGACTTGTGCGCTCGCTCTTCGCAAAGCTCCTCTATCTGGTAATAAACATCGCTTAACAGTTCAGACTCAGTTCGCATACCATCTAGTCTTCGATATTCAACTATAAGCTTTTCACTATCAGAGAATGCTATTGATATGATTTCACCAGCTCCCCCATCTAAAGCCGTTTTACGATAAGCCTCTTCAATGGCTGCATCCTTGACTCCTTCGTATTTCCCTGCTCCGTTATGCCAATCAGAAATAGTTTCTGCCTTCTTCATGGTTGCTGGTGCTTCGATAGTTTTAGCAATCTCTGCTTTAGTTTCAGCTTCTGGTTGAGTAGGGATGGTTTCAATATCGATAAATATGTTCATTTTGCTTCCTCCGGTATGGCCCATTTGGGCAAGTTAGGTGTCATTTTTATAGCGTGAGACTTTCCTTTTGGTTCGAGTGGGCACCATATATTTTCAAGATAATAGAGATATCGACCGACACCCCACAACACAGCCGCGCGCTTGAAGGCATCGGAAAACTTACCCTTCTCGCCTTCGACTTGAGTTTCGCCGGCTCCATTGCTTCTCCATATCCATTCATCTTCGATTTTAATTCCAATTCTGCAACACCCATCGAAAGGATATTCAACCTGCCAATGATCACCGCAGACATCATCAAACCGTTTCATTACGTCTCTGGCATTCAAATAAGCAAGCGCAATACCTTTGGACTTATCCTGCGTAGTTGCACCTACTCTCCAATGAATCAAATTAGGATCGAACGGTGCTTTAAGCCTCTGCGTGATAGTTAATTCCACAACTCCCCCTTACACTTAATTCAGTTTGTATTTGCTCCATTTCATATTGAGCCCCAAATCCTCGCTCAAAGGCATCAGAGGCGCTTACAGGACATTCTTTACCCTCTCTACAGGCTATCTGCCCTGCTATGAATTCATCACTGAAATCGCTCATACGTCCTCCTCATGCATTCTATTGGCTAATGCAACCGTTAAAATTAGACTTGATCCAATGGCCTCTTGAATAACGCCGTGTGATATGAATTTAACCAACCACTTATTACGATTAGGAAGCCAGCGTTTAAGTATTATTTTCATCATTACCTCGATTAAAATATGCGCCAGTTACAGCATTTATGATTTTTTGTTCAACACTTTCCAGCTCCCGCAATCCGCCACTTTCCTGTTGATTGCCTTTCTGGGCTATATTTCTGCGAGATTTTATAAGATTCATCAGTAGTTCGTTATGTCTTGAAAGTAATGAGTCATCGATATCAATCTTCATTGCCCAAACTCCTCTATTCTTTTCATGTGGCCTATTACTTGTCTGCGAACTATTGCACCAAGAGCCGCATCACTTTCCAACCTTCCGAAATATCCGCCGTTATCCTTTAGCTCGTCATTCAGCAGTATAAGATTGGCAATAGCTAAGGCTCGTTCCTCGTCAAAAACTTTAACTTTCTCTGCTATTTTTTCTCTTTGCTTCTCTGTTTTGCAATACCGACTGTCATCAAAGGGGTACACAACACCGTCAGCGCTCAAGGCTTCCCAGATAGCGTCAGTGTTTTGTAGTAGTTTCTTTACTTCGGTAGATAAACTCATGTGATTTCCTCTTTCTTGTTTATTTGAGTTAATAATACACCAATAAATCATACTGTCAACACAATAATAGTTGTGCGCGTCAATTAATTTGTGCTATCATATGTGAAACACAGGAGGCTATATGTCTAATCGCAAAACAAGAGAGCAAGTCATTAAGATGGTAAAGAAGTACATTCGTATCCATTTCGAGAATAATCAATCGAAGGCTGCGGAAGCCTGGGGAGATCATAGAAACGTGGTCTATGAAGTATTAGCGGGTAGGCGAAACCCTACTAAGAAGATGCTGGCGACTCTGGGATTAAAGAAAGATTCAACCACTTTTTACGTGAGGGCAGACTGATGACTAACAAAGTAAGCGGAGCAGTAGCAGAGTTCTTTATGAATCAATGCGTAGGCGAGTCGAATGGACACATGGCGCTGATACCTAATAACCCTGTCTTGTATGGATTATGTAAGGCGCATGGAGTTGAAACCCCTAAGGATTTCGCGGCGTTCCTACAGGATATTGTCAATAATATAGACCGTGAAGGAGAAGTATCATGAACTATCACGAAATGTCAGAAGCGATAAATGATGCAAGACTCACACAGCGCGCGTTCGATTCCTACATAGGTGATCTTGCAAAGCTGCTGGTGGGAAATCTCAGAGCTGTGAACAGGGATGATATGTGGAGTTCTAATCAAACTCTTGTAAGCCTAAAGCGCGAGCTAACTCAATTCAATGCAGCTACTCGTACATGGAAATCATAGGGGAAGATAATGAATGAGCCATATTTTCAAGTTTCTGAAGATATCATATTGGCGAGCGTAGACAGTCCAGAACTAAATGGTGACTATGCAATAGAAGATATTCTTCCTCCAGGACAAACATTTGACCCTTACTGCCCAGGCGTTCCCATGGAGGCTGGTGATTGGGCCTATAAATTAGTGGGGATTGACATTCCGAAAAGTCACTCTCCGGGGTGTGTCTGGTGGAGTCAGTGCGCTCTACGCAAGAAGCACAAACCTTCTACTCAATCATTCTCTAACCTAATCACTAACATAGAACCAATAGAGGCTTGATATGAATATTTTCACATTTACCGGGCATTTGGGCAAAGATTGCGAAGTAAAGTCTACTCCATCAGGAACAACCACCTGTGAGTTCTCTGTGGCCGTATATAGTGGCTATAAGGACAACGAAAAGACAACCTGGGTTCAATGTACCGTATTTGGCAAACGTGCTGAGGGTGGCCTTCCTGCGCTTTTAACGATAGGTCAGAAAGTAGCTATTAGTGGCGAGCTTACTCAGGAGACATGGGAGAAGCAGAACGGAGGTACAGGGTTCAAGTTAAAAGTTGTGGTGAATAGCCTGGATTTGATTGGAGCGAGAGAGCAATCGTCACAAGAGGCGGCACCTCGGCAACAAGCCCCGCAGCAGCAAGCACCACAACAACAGAGTATGGATGAAGACTTAGACAGAATCCCTTTTTAATTAACAGGTATTGGAGGATGGCGTGATGGGTAGAGAAATCAGAAGAGTAATAGCTAATTGGGAACACCCAAAAAGAGATCGAGGAGGTTATCAGCCAATGTTTGACCGGGTTGCCTCAGAGAGGTTTATCGAATGGCTGAAAGAGTTCGAAGATTTCAAACGCGACGACTTGGAAAAATCGGCCAAGGAATACGGATATGATATTAACGATCCATATTCAGCTTATTGTGATTGGAACGGAGAACCACCAGACCCTCACTACTACCGGCCAAGCTGGGACGAATCTGAGGCTACATGGTGGCAAGTCTATGAGACGGTAAGCGAGGGAACACCCGTAACACCGCCATTCGAGACGCAAGATGAACTAATTGATTATCTTGTTGAAAACGGTGATTACTGGGATCAGATGCGCAGAAATGAAAAAAGGGGTCATTTTATGAGTACGAGCAGCGATCCGTGGAGCAGAGAGATGGCTGAGAAGTTTGTCAAGGGTCCAGGCTGGGCTCCATCTGCCGTAATTGTAGACGGCGTTGTTAAAAGTGGCGTGGAAGCTCTTTCGTTAACCCTTAATCAATAGTGGAGGTAGTTATGAAAACACTGTGTAGCCAGCGAGAATGTATGGAATTTGGTTGTGCTTTCCCTGATTGTCTTGACGATGAATCAAAAGCAATGGTCGAAAAATGCGCGGGATGTCGAGAGATAGTCGATGGGAAAATGTATCCCTCTCACGAAGGGTCAAGTCGGTGTGAATCTGGATCGATAGCTAGCGGCGGAAACAAGGCTCATTGTTCTTGTGATGTATGTTTCTAACCCCTGTAGACCATAGGAGATTGATAGGATGGACCTGAAAGAGAAGATCAAGATCAAAACATTAAAGGTTCGAGTCAAGGATAAACACGCCTCCAAGCTGCGAGAAATGGCGCGTGACGTGAATTTTATATGGAACTACTGCAATGAACTGAGTAGCCGGTCTATCCGAGAAAAACAGAGCTTCATGTCTGGGTTCGACTTTCACAAGTATATGGCCGGATCAAGTCAATTCTTCACGGTAAACGCCGACTCAATAGCGCTAGTGGCTTGTGAATATGCAGCCAAAAGAAAGCAGGCAAAGAAGAATATTCTAAGATGGAGGAAGTCTCACGGCTCTTGTAGGTCATTAGGATGGATACCCTTTCAATCTAAGGGCATTAGATGGAATGATGGCGCTATCCGATACTATGGCATGGATTTTGATATATGGGATAGCTATGGACTCTCGGAGTACAAGTTCAGGGCTGGTAGTTTCAACGAGGACGCCAAGGGTCACTGGTATTTCAATGTTGCTGTAGAGGTCGATCCAGCGCAGTCAAAGGGTACTGGGTCAATAGGTATTGATTTGGGTCTCAAAGAAACGGCTACATGCTCTACTGGCGAGGTTTTACCGGGCAGGCAATACCGGAAGCTCGAAGATAAGCTTACAACGGCACAGAGGGCTAATAACAAGCCCAGGGTCCGCGCTATTCACGCCAAGATCAAGAATAGACGGAAGGATGATGTTCACAAATTCACTACGAAATTAGTTGCAGAGAATGCCGCTATTTTCGTGGGCGATGTAAGCAGTAAAAAGCTCATTAAGACGCGCATGGCTAAATCAGTACATGATGCTGGCTGGCACATGCTCAAGACTATCCTGGAGTACAAGTGCGATTACGCAGGGGTAGTTTTTGAAGTTGTTAATGAGATGTACACCACCGTAACCTGTAGCGCGTGTAAAAACCGCACTGGCCCTAGTGGCCTGGAAGGATTACGAATAAGAGAATGGTCCTGTGAGTGCGGTGTCACTCATAACCGTGATGTAAATGCGGCGAAGAACATTCTTGCGGTCGGGCATGACCGTCTTGCTGAAGAAAGAGCGAACGCGGCTTAGGTGTCAATCTAGTAGGAAGACATGGGATTAATTACACGTTGACAGATAAGAAGGATAGATAATGTTTGAATCCAAAGAGTGGGACCGGCTAAAGATATATCGAAAGGGTGAGATAGTTAGAGTCGAGGAGTGCGGGTTTATCTCTGTTTTTGGCAAAGATTCAGGATTTGGTTATCCAGGGGATAATATAGGTAAGTTTCCCCCTGAGAATCTTGGATATTGGCATAAATTAGTTAAAGTGAAAGGTTAATTATACCACATACCTATTGACATAAATTGAGGATAGATAATGGATATTGAGATATTAAAAGTAGTCGGCTTTCTTTTGCTTGTGTTTTTTATTCACGGTATAGCTTCAGATGATTTCTCATAAGGACTTTCCAATGCTAAAGAAACAACTAATGTCTATTATTGCCGACATTCACCACGACAGAGGCTATCTACAAAAAGAGCTGGCCGAGATATTATGTATTACTCAACCTAGGGTTAGTGCGTTGATGCACGGTATGGACTCGCAGTTCTCGACGGGGATGCTGTTCAGGTTCCTTTCTAAACTGGGTTATCAATTTGATTTCGGATACAACTATGAAACTAGGGGTGTATTTGTGTCGACGAGAAAGAGTTAATCAGGATCTTCGGATGAGAGTAATTGCATCTCAAGGCGCTTAATAAGCCATAGAGCCGTACCACCATCGGCATACGAGGAACAAAAGTACTCTTCTCCGTCTTTGTCATACCCTACGATAACAACGCCCTCAAGCTCTCCTATGGCGTTCTTAAGAACTTTGTCGGGATCGATGTCTAACTTGGTAATTCCGCCGATTTCAATAACATTATTCATGCTGTAATTATACCACAAATTGATTGACATAAATTGAGTAACAACTAATATATACACGCGGCTTATCTTTGAGTAGCTCTTGAAGAGACAGCCTACCACCAACCGGGTTGCCGCATTCTTAATAGGTTGGACTACAAGGTTGGCGAATAATGAAACATCCTCCAAAAACCGTAGTTATCGATTGGCTCAATACAATTTGGGAAACTAATCTCCCTTATCAAGCCAAATATCTTGCCTGTTATCTGCGCAAATTTATGAACTCTCACAACGATATGGCATACCCAAGCTATGCTCGTATTATACACGAAACCGGGTTATCCAGGTCGACAATTGCTCGCTATATGGAGACTCTGGAAGAGGAAGGATGGATAGTCAGAGACAAGGGAAATGTGGGCAAAAATACTACTTATACGGCCTGTTTTCCGACTAGTGTCACACAGAGACTAGTGTCAGAGAGACCCGAACTAGTGTCACAGGGACACTCAACTAGTGTCAGAGAGACACACGAATTAAACAAAGAATTAAACAAAGAAGTAAACAATAGTGGTCCGCGCAGTAAATTCAGCATGTTTTCAGACTGGAAACCAGAACGTCAAACATGGGAGGCCAATTGCTTCAGATCAGGAATTAACCCTGATTACTCTGATCAACAATTACATGAATTTACTTTGTACTGGGATGACGACAAAACATGGCTTCTCGAAAACCAGTGGCAAGGTAAATTAATTAACTCATTACGAAACCAACCTAAACAACCTGATCAACTTAAAAAAGAATTCACCCCTATCTCTGATGACGACTACAAGGAACTCGAAGATGCGTTCTCGCAAAGAAATTGATGACATCACGTATAAATTACAAGAAACCTTACTTTTTTACGGCAAGGAACTTGAAACGCGCTTCAGGAATATCTGGTTGACCGCCTTAGCGTCGTTCGACACTGATATGATACTAGGGGCCTTTGATGAATACATTGCCTCAGAGGATGGTAAATACGCTCCTAAACCCGCCAGCATAATTAAGATACTCAATGTCAAACGAGGGGCAGATAGCTGGAATCGGAGATATTCTAAAGATAACTTTGCGAAACCGGGTGAAAGTAGACCGATTATTGCGAAAGCCTGGGCCACGTACATGAAATTTGCTTACGACTGGATGACACCGGGGCAGAAGCCAGACATGGATTTAGAACAATGTCTTGAGATCGTTAATCAAGAGGCTAAGAAATACAACAATCCCGACGCAATTAAAGTTGAACACCGATTACCTGAAGTATGGGCTTAACAGAGATTGGGCTGAAGGTCTATTAACCGATAATTTACTGGAGCAGAAAGATGGATGAACTTTATGTGACAAGACCCATTAAACCAAGAAAGCGTCATTTTTGCAGGGTATGTGGTGAAGCAATTGAGGTCGGGGAAGATTGCAGCACTTATAGCGGTGTTGAGTCTGGAGAAGGATTTTACAGGTTATATTTCCATCCTGAATGCAGCGCACACTCTAAAAAATGGGATTGGTGGGATTGGGATCGACACATGCCGGGCGATGTATCAAGAAAAGAAGTTAGAGATATTGAGCTGGCTGAAGGTCTGACAGACACTCACCTATTGGAGCAAAAATAGAGTTTATTCTAAATATAATCAAATAAAGGCTAGACAATGTAGCAATGTAACCTTATAATGATTACATCAACTACAAAGACGGAGCAAAACAAAATGTTCGCACATTACAGCAAGCAAGGGTCAACTCACTATATGACAATTTCTAAAACTGTTAGACCTGTTGGATTGACAGAGGTTTTTAGTTGTAAGAAGGAAGCTGTTGCTTACGCTAAGAAGGTAAACGCAAAGCCTTGGAATTTTTAACAACATTGTTAAGGAGAAAATAAAATGGCACGCCACATAGACATCGTTACAGCCGACAAGGCTGAATGGGATAAGGCTAAAGACAAGGCGGTTGCTCTTGGCTATGAACTAAGAGGCGAAAGTCGCTTGTATGCTTCATCGGGCGCTTTAATTGGGTGTTGGGATGACGGCCCATGTAGCGGCGGCTGGTTCTACTATTTCACAATGGCTGCATAAGCGGCTTTAAGGGGGAAAATATGAAGCCACAACCCATCACTGACTACATCAAAGCCAATCACCCCTCTAAGGCTGCATTTGCTCGATCTCAGGGCATAACGCCTCAACTGCTAACCAAGTGGATCAATAAGAACTTTATCGTCGTAGGCACCACCATATACAGCCCACGGCGAGAAGTTATTAGCGAGTGTAAATAATGAATAACTGGAAAAGCGTAACACACACCAATCTTTTACCCGAAGCAGGAAAGTGGGTTAATTTACATGTAGATCACCGACTGAACCCGCAAGATTTCATGTATCGGACTATGGGTGTTGAGATGCTGGCTGGACCCATTGAAGAGGTCACAGTGGGACAACTCAGGTATGTCGACTCTGATGGACATGCTTATTGGCAAAGAGGTGAGTTATCAAGTGGTATTCCACTCGAAGAAATTAAAAACGTGTCTATGTGGCAGGAACTTCCTGATTTACCGCAGTTTCACGAAGCTGAGAATGGCTGGGGAATATTTGATTGCGAACACCGGAATTATGAATCTATTTAGCTGATCTATTAACTAATAACCTACTGGAGAAACAATGATGAACAAGATGGAATTGTTATGTACGAGAGATAATATCAGTATGGAAGAGGCATATGATTATGATTTCGACCCACCAAAGCCTCTAGGTGAATTCCCGCATATCAACTGTAGTGATGTTTTCTTTTGGGGATGCGCTGACAGTGAGGTTATTCTGGAAGAAGATATTAAGGATTTCGATAAGGCGCTAAAAGATTGCGACGATAATAACGATGCTGGACAACTTCTGTACTGCGCAAGAAAAATGAAAGAGAGGCCACAAGGAGCATATTATTCATTGATCCCTGAAAAATATTGGTCACTATTCAACGAGGCGGGCCCAGAAAAAGAAGTTGGGTTTGGCAACCCTTACGCAATAGGAGAATATGATGATTAAGTTTAAATACATAATCGGAGCCAACATAGAGCTAGCAGTAGAAGCCAACATCCTACCAGCCGAACCTGACGTTAATTACGCTGGAGGAGTCGATATACTATCCGTCAAACTCCCTAACGGTGATGACGTAGAAACCGATGATATCTATATCTACAACAAGATCGACATGGACTCCCTGGACGAACTATTGGAAGAATGCGCTATGGAGAAGGCAGGGGAGGATTCATGGCCACCATGATGATTATTCCCTGCCGCTAGTAGTAAGATGGCTTTGCCACGAATGTCACATGGCTTGGCATGTAGCTAATGGTCACGGGCTGAATGGATAGTGCAAATGTTTTAATGCCATCAGTGTGTTAGAATAAGGGAATACACAGTAAACACGGTGATCTATGGCTTTAAGTGTAACGATGCCAGCTCAAACCAATGACGGCAATGCCTACAGTTGGCTATCCACTGATCTAGGGGCTTCTGCTGTTGTTTCTGGCACAAAAGGAACTTTCGCAGATAATACTAAGTTTAGAGTGGAAGGTATAGGCTTTGGTCCAGCGCCAGAAATACCAAGATACGAAAACTTTGCAGGCGGTGTTGCTGATGCTGATGTACTGACCACCAATACTATTTTTGATGTCGTTCCAGCCGTTAAAGCTACGTTTTCGTCAGATGCCCGATCCGGCGCTTTGTCTATGAATACTTACCAAGACAACGGTGCTAGTTTTGGTGGTGCAGGCGGTACACTTGACTACGGCGAAGGTGTAACAGAGATGTTCGTTTCTTATGCTACAAAGATTCCTGTTGGTGCAAAATTCCCCCATTCAGATGCCGCTAATGCCGCTTCTCCTCTTAATGATTATTCTGTAGGAGGTACTGTCAGCAATTATAAAATATTCTGGCAGGATGACGGAAACACAACAGACAAGAACGACATTGTAATACCCACACAGAATAAAGCCACAGGAGGCGTGAACAGTGGATGGGAAATAGCGGGTAATGATTTACCCTCTAAGCATGACTTCGGGTTCGACCCCGCCTTCTGGGAATTCGGAGCTTGGGTTAGAATAGAGTGCTGGATGAAGGCTGGGGCGACCCCCGAGGTAGATGCGGGCAATTTATACTTTAGCGCATCCAACAGCGTAGCCAATGTTGAAGATACTGTAGTGAATATTACACCCGTTATATTTTCTGGTGGTAACTCTCCGTTTCAATGGTCAAGGGGTAACTTTGGTTTCTTTACAAGAGGAAATACAACTGGTGATTCTATTGAAACTCTTATCGATGATTTCTACTTTGTGAAGGGAGCCAACGCTTCCTCGAGGATTATCGTCGGAGATGCCTCAACCTATGCGCTCTGCAAGAAATCGGCCCTTTGTACAATGTTAGATTGGAGTAATGGAGGCACTAATTTCATTGCAAGAACAGCCGACTTAGACCTGGGTGGTCCTTTATGGATACATCATGTAGTCGGTGAAAACACAACAGTCCTCAGTGTGCAGGTGTCATCCTAATGGCTCTAGTAACCTCTTTTCTAAACCTAGATAATGTAGGATCTGAGGACGGATTAACAAAGGCCACGGGTTGGAAAACCATGTTGACGTGGGCTACCAACGAAGCCACTAATCTTGTCACTGATGGCGACACTCATAAGGTTCTAATCAGTGGTTCTGGTGCAGATGTTTTAATAGCGACTGGGATAGATTTCGCAGCATTAGGTTGGACAACGGGTGCATCTAACAATATTTTAATGACTAATGATGTAGCGGACCGTCATGCAGGTATTTTTGATTCCGGCAAATATCACTTAAAAGCACAAAACACTACTAATAACTTTATAGCTATTAGTACTATCGGTGAGTTTGTAGACATTGAACACTTACAGTTTGTTCTTGACGTTTCAACAAATTTTAATGCTAACTCCACTTTAATACGAAGAAATGACACAGGTTCAGCTACATTTACAAACGCCAATATTTTCAAAAACATATCATCGTCTACTAATTCGAACCTGGTTGGACTTACTCACGGGTCTGCTACTGGGCAGACTTTTGAAGACAGCAATAATGTATATATTGATTTCGATAATTCAGGGACTTTCACATTCGGACTCGGTGTAGAGGGTGATTTTACTGACGTAGAGTCATATAACGAGACATTTATAGGGTGTAAAGTAGGTGTTGCTAGCAACGATCTTCACCTTATAAAAAATTGTATCTTCCAGGGTTGCACCACAGACATATCATCCACCAATGGTATTGATTCCAATTCTGATTTTAACTTGACAGACAGCGCCACAGCCTTCCCAACAGGCTCAAATAACGTTAACAGTGCGACGCTCACTTTTGAAGATGCAGCTAGCGACGACTTCCATCTAGCATCAGGTGATACAGCCGCTATAGGCGCAGGAGTCGGCCCCAGTACTGATTCTAACGTACCTTTAGTAGACGTTGATGGTGATGTAAGGTCAGGTACTACTACGGACATAGGTTATGATTTAAGAGTCGCCGGACCTAATATTTCAGATGTAAACACTACAAATATTATTACCAATGGCAGTAATATAACCACCAATGGTAGTGCTTTAGATACCACCACCTTACTCACTACAACGAACGGAACGGTCAGCGATACTCAATCTCTGTCTAATCAAACCGAGCCCGCTATAGGCCCGAACGCATTAGTACACACTAACGTACCGTTTACCGATGCCAATCAAATAGTTAAAGTACGTGCTACGGACGGATCAAACCCGAATGAGATTGTAGTCACTAAAAACGTCGCTTCAGGAAGGTCTTTAGTCACTGGTGTATTTGTTGATAACACAGATGATTCGTTGTTTGGCCTATTATCAGTAGGAACAGCAAGTGATGACGACCAATTAGACGTTCCGACATTAACTGACAACGGTAAGACAGTCACGTATAATGCGGATGGAACCTTTTTCATCACAGCACCTACGTTCCCTGATCAACTATCGGCTGTAAGGTATTGGAATCAAACAACCTGGGGTGCGGCACAGAATGTATCGATTACAGAAAGTGGAGCTGTAGTGACTAATGGACTAACAGGCCCTCTTACCTCTTCACTCACTGGACCTTTAACTTCAGGGTTGACATCGGGTGCAGCTATTCAGCGGATTTTCATAACCCTCGACCCTGTGCTTAATGGCTTTTACGAGTTAGCTAACTCGTGGACAGCTTCAGGTGACTTCGAGATTGAGTTTCAGTTTAGTACTACTGATTCGTCCGCTGTAAAAAGAATTCTAGGTGGGCCTACTAACAATCAGGATGAGATTATTTGCTTTATGTTGGCAAATGGTATTGTCACGTTTATTGTTCGTACTGGAGTTGTTGAAAGTCCGGTGTTATTTACTGTGGCTGCGTATAATGATGGTAAATTACACACAGGTAAGATAGGTTTTTCAGGAACAACAATGTCTCTTCAAGTAGATGACGCGACCCCTGTAACGGGAACGCATACTCGTGATGGAAATGAGACAGTCTCATTGATTGGAAACAGGGCAAATAATGCTGATTTCTTCGACGGCGTAATAGCCAACGTTAAATTCACTGACCTAGTTACTTCAAACAATACTTTCACCTTTGCGCTTGATGAAGTTACGGCCAACACAGAGACAGCCGCAGAGGGTGGAAATAGCGTCACTTACACCAACATACCCACAGGAGCGCCAGACAGAGAATTATTTACTTTAGTAGGGGATGAATGGTTAGAGGGTGAAGTCTTAACAAACGGTGACTTTGCAACCGATACTGATTGGACAAAAGGAACGGGTTGGACAATTTCTGGTGGTAAGGCATCAAGCGATGGAACTCAGGCCGGCGATTCTGATCTTACACAAACCTCTGTTATATCAGGGTTAAGATACCAAACTGTATACACCAGCGAGTCAGTTTCAGCAGGTAATTCTACTATTTTAGTCGGAACCACAGAAGGCACAGACAGACCAGCGGCTGGAGAATTCACCGAGAACATTACCGCAGCAGGAACATTAGCCGGTATAAGGGCGGACGTTAACTTTGTTGGTGATATTACAAATATAAGCATCAAGCGAATTCTCGAGGCTCCATAATGGAATTCTACACACTCTACACAGTAGACGCCACACCAGCCGAACTATTAGCCAAGTACCCTACACCAGCAGAATATACTCACGGCAATACAGACTTTTATATATTCTGTGAGTCACTAGAAGAGGTAACCGGAATACCTGCTGTGGACCCTGAAGAGGTGGACAAGCAGGGTTTCAATTACCCATTTGATGCCAGCGGAACGGGATTAACAGAAGCGGCCTTAAATGGTAGGATGAACGCACTATTCGCAGGGCCAGCATCTACGAAAGAAATACATATGAGCAGGCATCAAGGTAAATACATGTGGCGTTCAAAGTGGAAGCCGGAAGATATTTAACTAACCATGTTATACTGCAAGAACTCAACAGGATAGGATTATGGCAAGAGATAGAGAAATTAAATTAACTTTCACCGTAGATGGTAGCAAGGATATTCTGGTTCGAGGTGAGATGCAGATTAGCGTACAGGGCGACTTCGGTAGTGGAACGTTAAGTCACTTTCCATTAACGAGCGAAGGCGTAGGCGTGGCAGAAAAGATTTTAACCTCGGCTGAAGACTACGCGAGCAAGGTGCAGAACAACCGATTTACATTAGCCAGCTCAACCAATCCTGATTTAACTGTTATTCTCATCCCCATTATTCCTCATAGGACAGGCTAATGGCTAGACATGCAAAAGCCGTCGGTAGGAAGATACGAAAACTGAAGAAGGAAGGTAAAAGCCAAAAGCAGGCCGTTGCACAAGCGATCAATACCGTAAAGAGACGGAAGAAACGTAAGTAATATCAAGCACATAGAGGCACAAAGCATGCCGGCAGGAAGACCCACCAAACACAAAGTAGAATACAACGAACAAGCCTATAATTATTGCTTGCTAGGCGCTACTGACCAAGACTTAGCCGACTTCTTTAATGTTGAAGAGAAGACGATTAACAATTGGAAGAAGGATCACCCTAAATTTTTACAGTCCTTAAAAGGCGGCAAGGAAGATGCTGATGCTATTGTGGCTAAATCATTATTCAAAAGAGCCACAGGATACAAGGCTGAACCTGAAGTAAAAGAAGAGACAGATGCTGACGGTAAGTTAAAATCCACAACAACAACAATAAAGACTGTAGGCCCTGATACTACGGCTGCAATATTCTGGCTAAAGAACCGCAAATCCAATGTATGGCGAGATAAACACGAAATAGACCACAGTGGAGAAGTCGGCGTAACATTCGATCTTAACTACGGATTACAGAAAGACTTGGGAATACCTCGTGAAGAGGATTAAATACGAAGCAGGCCCTACCGCTCAACTATTCCATCGATCAGAGAAAGTCTGTAGAGGTTTCATGGGGCCGGTAGGTAACGGCAAGTCAGTCGCTTGTATTATGGAAGGCTTAAGATTATCTCAAGACCAATGGCCTAACTCTGAAGGTATACGTAAGTCCCGAGGGGTTATAGTACGTAATACCAACCCTGAACTAAGAACCACTACACTAAACACCTGGAAGCAATGGGTACCTGAGCAGATAGCTCCTGTTGTCATGCATCCTCTGATTACGTGTCGATTCAAACAACGACTCGCTGATAAGACCACGATTGATTTAGAAGTCTATTTCCTCGCAATGGATAAAGACGATGATGTTAAGAAGCTCTTATCATTAGAGACAACGTGGATATTTCTCAACGAGGTGCGAGAACTCCCTTATTCAGTGGTTAAAGCTTCGAGAGAGAGAATAGGCCGATATCCTGCGGTGGTGGATGGTTACGAAGATGTCTATGAAAAGGGCAAACTAGTCTACGAGGCTCCAAGAGACTCAAACGGTCAATACTCACCCTGTAAACGAAAGTCTCTGATAATGGATACCAACCCGCCTGATGACGACCATTGGTGGTATCAATTGGCTGAAGAAGGATGTTTACGCAAGGCTGATAACAAAAGCCAAGCTAGGAAAGAGACTAAAAGGATATTTGACTTCTTCCGCGGTCCTCCTCCACTAGTCAAGAATGATGATGGAACCTATCGACAAAACCCACAGGCTGAGAACATTGCCTTTCTGCCCGGGGGATATCAGTATTACAAAGACATGATAGCGGGCAATACTCAAGATCATATCGACGTAATGGTATTGGGGAATTATGGTGTGATTAAGGAGGGTCGGCCTGTTTACCCGGCTTATAATGATTTAATCCACTGTCCACAAGACGGAGCAAAAGCTTTAAATGATCTGCCTATTTGTTTAGGATGGGACTTTGGCCTAACTCCTGCATGTATTATCGGTCAGCTCACACCGACAGGACAGATGAGGATATGTGCGGAGTTGTTCACTGAAGACATGTTTGTCAGAGAATTTGCAAGGGATGTAGTGAAACCTTTCTTACAACAGTACTTTAACAAGTATGAGATAGGGTTTAGTCTCGCTGATCCTGCCGGTAACAACCGAGGAGAAGGCGAAGGTACGAGTGCAATTGGTATACTGAACGATGACTATCCACCCCCTGAAGGCGAGAAGCCATTAGACATGGGGTTTTATACCGAGGCTGCACCAACCAACGACCCAACGAAACGAATCGATGCTGTGAATAGGTTTATGACCAAGATGATTGACGGTCAACCAGGGTATGTATTGAACAAAGCTTGTAAACTGTTGAGAAAGGGCAAGAATGGTGGCTATGCTTACAAACGAGTAGCCGTAGCAAGCTCTGAAGAACGCTTTAGAGACAAGCCGGACAAGAACAAATACTCTCACACCTCAGACGCTGAACAGTATTTAGCATTAGGTTTTGTCGGTGGTTATGTAACAGAAAGAGTAGATGATTTCTACAATGATGAACCTGAAGACGTAACAGCAATGGGATATTAAATGTCAATCCAACAACTAGTCGACCAAATAGACGTAGTAAACATCGCTGAAGACCTTGATGAAGAAGTACTTAGGACTTTAGGCTCTGATGTTATTACGCGATTCGATCAAGATTGGGGCTCGATGAAAGACTGGCGTGAGGCTGTCGACTTCGGATTAGAATTAGTTAAGCAAGAATTGCACCCAAAATCCACACCTTGGCAGGGCGCAGCTAATTTCAAGTCTCCCATACTCACTGAAGCCGCATTAGCCTTTGGTGATCGTGCCTCCCTGGAATTGCTGAGAGCAAGAGATTTAGTCAAGGCTGATGTCATTGGTAAGGATGACGACCAAGGAACAAAGAAGAATAGAGCTGAACGTGTCATGGAGGATATGAACTATCAAATCAATTATAAAATGAAGGAGTGGCGACCTGATCAAAAGAGAATGCTTTATACACTCCCCAACATAGGATCGATGTTTAAAAAGGTAATCTTTGACCCGTTGTTGGGAAGAAACAAATCTCATATCATTCATTACCCTAACTTTGCCATCAATCAGGCCACCACAGAGCTTGATAGCGCGCGTTCGTTCACTGACATACTCGATAGGTCAAAGAATGATGTAATCGTCAACCAGCGGGCTGGATTGTGGCTTGACGTGGACCTATACGCTGAGGACTCAAAAGGAGATACAGGTTCTAATGAAAAAGAGGATGTTCAAGACGCTGTAGACAACCCTAATGCCTTCTTAGAACAGTATTGTTTCGCTGATTTAGACGATGATGGGTATGACGAGCCCTATATTGTGACTGTTCACCAACAAAGCAAAAAAGTAGTAAGAGTCGTCGCTCGATATGACATTGAATCCATTGTCGTTACGGATGATACCGATAAAGTCTTCTCGTTGGGTAAGGTAATGGATGAGCAGAGGACTGAACAGCAAGCCTTTGAGCAGAGTTTGAATATCGAGGAACAAGAAACTAAGAATGACTTCAAAGCCTTTGATTTAGTACGCATTGACCCTAATCAACCCATAGTTCAATATGGATTTATTCCCTCTCAAGACGGTACCTTCCTAAACTTGGGGTATTTCCACATATTGGGTGGTGTGACGATGGGTGTTAATACCACTACCAATCAATTATTAGACGCCG